GGCCAACCCCTAACGCCAATTTTGCTACAGAGCTGCATTATCTGTATGAGCCTGAATCAATCACCGCCTCTAGCGGTGGTACGAGCTGGCTGGGAACCAATGCAGAGAATGCGTTGCTTTATGGGTGTCTGGTGGAAGGTTATACCTTCCTCAAGGGCGATGGTGAGCTGCTCCAGTGGTATCAGGCTAAATACGATGATGCTGTGATGCGGCTTAAATCTCTTGGTGAAGGTTACGATACGACGGATAACTTCCGTTCTGGCATGGTCAGGAGCGTCAGGGTCTGATGTTTGTATCAGCGATGAATGGCAGCGCCGGTTCGGTGATGGTCGAGACAACCCACAAGCGTGGTTTTACTGTTGACGAGTTAGCAGCAAGCTGTGCTGCCAAGATCATTTCCGTGGCAGCCAGTGCAGACCCTGTTATCAGGCAGCAGGCTGAGGCGTTTAAGTCATCGATTGAGCAGATTGTTTTGATGTATCTGCAACAGACGGCGAAAAGCGAACGAACTACTATTTATAATCTTTTAGTTGATGCTGGAGAAACCGCTCTAGCCGAACAGATAAGGAGGCTTTGATGGCTTTTACTGGCAACTATATGTGTACCAGCTTCAAGAAAGAGCTGATGACTGCAACACATAATTTCACGAACTCTACTGGTAACACGTTCAAGATAGCGCTGTATGACAACAGCGCGTCCTTTACGGCGGCTACTACAGCCTATACAGCCAGTAATGAGATTACAGGAACTGGTTACACAGGTGGAGGCGGGGCATTGACCAATGTTACCCCTACCTCTTCAAGTACTACCGGCTATACCGATTTTGATGACTTCACTTGGAGTACGGCAACGATCACAGCGAGGGGCGCTCTGATCTATAATGACACATCCAGTGGTGACTCCAGCGTGGTAGTGCTGGACTTTTTAAGCGATAAAACCTCCACTGCTGGTGACTTCAAAATAGTTTTCCCTACTGATGATTCGAGTAATGCGATTATCAGGATAGCATAATGGCAGGGTGGGGCCGCTCGACATGGGGATCGGGCCTCTGGGGATTAAGTGATGTAACGGTCGTCTTGAGCGGCTGGGGCCGCTCTACTTGGAATTCTGGCCCGTGGGGACAACCTGCGTCAGCGATTGCTTTTGCGACAGGTTCGGTTGGTACGGCTACCGTGGCCGCTTCCGCTGTTGTCAGTGTCACTGGGGTATCTGCTACTGGGGAGATAGGTGATGCCAATGTAGATGGCAAGGGACTGGTCTTTGTCAGCAGTGTTGTTGGAACGGGCTATGTTGGATCAGTTACCGTTTATCACAATGGAATAGCCAATGTTACAGGGTTATCAGCTACAGGTTATGTAGGCACGGCTGCCCCAATAGGCAGCGTTGAAGTTAATGTAACCTCACCCGGACTAACAGCTTCAACCAACGCAGTAACCGTAACAGGAACGGGAAATGTTTCTGTTACCGGCCTTTCCGCTACCGCTACTGGTAGCGCAGTTACAGTAGATTTAATCCTAGAAGTCCCTGTCACCGGAGTTGCGGCTACTGCCGCTGTCGGTGCTGTGACTGTTGTAAACAAAACCAACGTACATCCGACAGGGGTATATGCCACGGGTTATGTAGGCAGAGTCCTTATCTGGGAGGAGATAGTTCCTTCCCAGACTCCTAACTGGATTCCTGTTGTTGACTCACAAACCCCTAACTGGATTCCTGTTGTTGACGCACAAACCCCTAACTGGATTGCGGTTACAGATTCACAAACCCCTAACTGGATTGCGGTTACAGATTCACAAACCCCCGGCTGGACAGAGATTTCGACGTAACGAGGTAACAAGATGGCAACGTATGTAAACAATTTGCGATTAAAAGAAATCGCAACTGGCGATGAATCAGGTACTTGGGGTACATCGACTAACACCAATTTGGAGCTTATCGGGCAAGGATTGGGATACGGCACTGAACAGGTAGCTGCGGATTCCAATGAAACCTTTACTATGGCTGACGGGGTCGCAGATGGTATGCGGGGGATGTATCTTAAATTCACCTCCGCTGGTGCATTAACAGCGACTCGTACCCTGACACTTGCACCTAATACTATTTCCAAGGTGTGGATTATCGAAAACGCCACTACCGGAAGCCAGATCATTACGATCAAGCAGGGGTCGGGAGCCACAGTTAATGTCGCTAATGGCGACAGGGCTTTCCTGTATACCGATGGAGCGGGTGCTGGAGCGGCTGTATTGACAGCTAATCCCAGTGAAGCGGGGGGTACGGTAACCTCTGTTGCCGTATCAGGTGGTTCGTCAGGTCTTAGCACTTCTGGTGGCCCTATTACCACCTCTGGAACTATTACTATTGCTGGTACTTTGGTAGCGGGTAATGGTGGTACAGGGCTTACGAGTTTAGGTACGGGTATTCCAACATGGTGGGGAACACCATCCTCGGCTAACCTTGCCAGTGCTGTTACAGATGAAACCGGATCGGGTTCGTTAGTTTTTGCTACAAGTCCTACATTTGTAACTCCGGCCCTTGGAACTCCCTCAAGTGGTACAGCTACTAACCTGACAGGACTTCCTCCTGCTGGTGTAACAGGAACAGCCGCCATCCTCGGCGCTAATACTTTCACAGCCTTACAAACTCAAGCCGCTGGTGCTGACATAGCTTCGGCAACAGCCGTTGACCTTACTGGCGCAACTGGTAATACAGTAGTCATTACCGGCACAACTGAATCAACAAGCCTCACAATGACTGCGGGTCAGCAGATGATACTTATAGCTGCTGCTGCATGGCCTCTGACCTTTCACGCTACGACCATGAACATCACTGGTGGTGTGAGTTATACCTGTGCCGCAGGGGACAGGCTTTATGTGACTAAAGATGTTGATAATGTTATACGGGTGTCAGTGCTAAAGCAGGATGGTACTGCGGTTGCCGGAGCATCGGCTGGTGCTACATTTGAGGCCGTGGCTTCGGGTGCAATCTCAAACGGTGATACGGTTATTATAAATGCTGACGGTACGGTTTCAGCGGTTTCTGGTACTGGTGCGGTTTCGAGTCTTGGAGCTGATTCAGAATTTGAGGCCACATCTTCGTCTGCGATTCAGGCTTGTTATGACACAAGCACAGATAGAGTCGTAGTTGTTTATAAATCCGGTAGTTATGTCACCGCCCAAGTTGGGCAAGTCACTGGTACGGATATTACTTGGGGAGCGGATACAACGATTGGGACGGCTAATTCTGGAACCCCAGCTATTGCTTATGATGTAAATACCTCTAGAGTTGTCGTGGTGTATCTGGAGTCAGCATCCGTAGGTACTGACTACTTGTATTCCGCTGTTGGAACTGTAACAGGTGGCGGAACCAATACAATTGCCTTTGGAACGGAAACCGCTGTTAAATCAGCCGCTTCCAGATACCCTGCGATTGTTTATCTGGCAGCGACAAACAAAATGGTCGTTTTGTGGCATAAAGATGGTAGCCCTTATGACGGTGAATGTGTTTGTGGAACTGTAACAGGTGGCGGAACTAATACAATGGCAGTCGGAACAGAGGTGACTATCGGTAGTAATCGTCATTTTTATCTAACGCGAGGTTGTTTTTATGACTCAGATGCGGAAAGGGTTATTGCCTGTTATACGGATTGGGGGTCTTCTGAAAATGGACGTTCCAATGTAATCGAAAACACCACAGGAACCACTTTAACAGTTAGCGCAGACTATGAATTTAATCCCGGCGATGTTACCTATGTTTCGGGAGCTTATGATACAGATCAAAACAAAGGGATAGTTATGTTTAGGGATACCACTGACACCTATATGAAAGCGGTGGTGATGACGATTGTTGGTGGCGGCACAAATTCCATTACGATGGGTGTAGAAGTGGTTGTGGTATCGCTTAATACACAACATATAGAGTCAGGGTTTGACCAGACAGCAAACAAAGTTGTGTCTATGTTTTATGGCAATGACTCACAGGGGTCGGTTATCACTGGTACTGTTTCCGGCACTGGCGCGAGTGCAACCAGCACATGGGATGCTGCTTTAGAGGTTTGCCCTGACTATCTTCAATATCCGGGCTATGCTTATGACCCAGATGCCGGAAAATCTATTCTGTGTTATCAAGATGGCAGCGATTCTGAGTCGGGGCATTCAAAGGTTTTCACGGTTGGCTATGGCTCTACAAATTTAACTTCAGAAAATTACATCGGAATAAGCGATGCTGCCTATAGCGATACGGAAACAGCGACTATTCAAATAGTTAGTGCGGTTGATGATGCTCAAAGCTCCTTGACCCCCGGACAGACTTATTATATTAGTTTTGATGGCAGCCTTGTATTAACCCCAATAGACCCTTCTGTTGTTGCTGGTACGGCGGTATCGGGAACAAAATTAATTGTGAAAGGATAGAAATTATGAGCAAGACAATTACCTTTAATGACTCCAATATTAGCGCATATATTTATGATAACGATGTTCCTATAGCCGTTGAAAGCAACAGACTTGTAGTTGGTGATCCTGCGGAACGGATTATCGCTGATATGAACTCATCCAATTCAACTGTCCATGAAAATGTAACCCCTCCTGCTGATTGGTTTGGAGGGAAGTACTTATTTGACGGTACAACGTGGACAGAGGTTGACGGCTGGGTTCATCCAACACAGTCGGAAATTGACATA